TGCGTAGCGCAGACAATGCGGTAGGCGGAGATCTTACAAAGGCACTTGCATTAGGTGATGCACTTATTGCAATGCTTGTTGAGTCATGGACATTTGATTTAATTCCGCCATCAATCAAACTTGAGTCATTAGATGAACTTACAATGGTTGATTATGATGCTTTGGTAGAACATACAAAGGACGCTCAAAAGTATCTGTTCCCTAATTTGGCTGAAACGCCACAGACAGAGGCAGACCCAAAAGCAATTGGCGAGAACTCCAACGCCTAAAATGGTTACTCAAGGGTGGGGAAAGGCATGAAGCCTTTTCCTATCCTGATGAGCAATGGTATTACTACCAAATGGCGGATCGGTTTGGTTGGACACCTGAACAGGTAGATAACTTGCCCGCTAATACGGCAGATTGGTTGTTAGCAATTGCTAGAACCGTTGATGAAGTGAAAACAGAAAGGTTGGATAATGGCTGAAATTGTCATTAAGAACCTTAAAGATGTTCTTGCCGCAATTGATGGAGCGGCTGAAAAGATTGAACAAGGCGCGCAATTAGGAATTATGCGTGTTGGTTTGGCTGTTGAACGACAAGCAAAATTAAACTTTCAAGGTACGCGTAGTTATGAAAAGCGTGTAAGTAAAAACGGCAATCCGTATTTAAAAATTACTCCGCCAAAACATGTTGGTGGATCAGGCCCTAACACGGTTACAGGTAATCTTAAAAGATCTATTAAAACTACATACCGTGTTGGCTTAGGTGTTTACACCGCTGAAGTTGGCCCAACAATGATCTACGCCCGTCAGGTAGAAAAGGGCGGTGGAAAATGGCCGCCAGGGGTAAAATACCCTTACTTAGAACCTGCGGCATTGATGCTATTGCGAAGTGGCAAAATCAACAGGATCTTTACAACCGCTGTTAAAGAGAAATTGGGGAGTTAATCATGGCTGATCTAATTCCACCAATGCTCATTAAATTACAAGCAGATGTAGAAGGATTAAAGACAGGCTTAGCCCAGGCGGAAAATGCTATTAAGGGTGTAGATAAATCTGTACAAACAGCATCTACTGGCATGACAAATTTCATGGGCAAAATTAAACAAATTGGTGCATCTCTTGGTATTGCTTTTGCAGGTACACAAGTTTTGCAATTTGGTAGAGATGTAATACAGCAAGCGCAAGAAGCAGAAGCGCAACAGCAACGCTTGTATCAATTGATGAAGGTTGGTACTGGCGCAACTGATGAACAGATTGCCGCACTCAATGCGCAAGCAGACGCGCTACAAAAAGTAGGCGTTGTTACCGCTGGCAACATTACGCAGACACAATCACAGTTGGCAACATTTAATTTGCAGGCTGACACTATTGAAAGATTGACACCTGCCATTCTTGATTATGTCACCGCTGAAAAGGGCGCTAACGCAAGCGCTGATGAATTTAAACAAATGACAAACGGATTGGCACAAGCGCTTAACGGCAACTTTGGATCTCTCACAAGAGTTGGCTTTGTGCTTGATGATCACACCAAAAAACTTATTTCATCAGGAACAGAAGCAGAAAAATCTGCGGCAATTGTTGATGTACTTAACTCAACTTACAAAGACTTTAACAAAGAATTACGCAATACACCTGAAGGCCGCATGCAAGTTCTCAGAAATGACTTTGATCAATTAAAAGAAGATTTAGGTAAAAAATTATTACCTGCTCTTAAAATAGTTACAGACTTTTTAACTGATCAACTTATTCCTGCGTTGCGTTCATTAGGCACATTTGTTAAAAATAACTCAACAGTTATTCTTGTATTGGCTGGTTCAGTTACCGCAGGAGTTGTAGCATGGAAAGCCTATTTAGCAATTCAAAAATTAGTTGCAATTTCTACTACTGTTTTAAAAGTTGCGCAAGTTCTTCTTACTGGTGGGCAATTAGCATCTATTGCGGCTACTAATGGGCTTGCCGCTTCTATGCTGAGACTTAATGCAATTATGTACGCAAACCCTATTGGTTTAGTTGTAGCCGCGGTTGCATTGCTTGTTACAGGATTTGTAATTGCATACAAAAAAAGCGAAACATTTAGAAATGTTGTTGGAGAAGTAGCAAAAGCAGTTCTTACTTATGTAGGTTTTATGATTAAAGTATGGGGTGCAATGATCACTACCATTATGAAGGTGGTAACTGGGCCTCTCAGATTGTTCTTAACTGTTATGTCTAAATTGCCTGGCGTTGGCAGTACAGCCAAAAGCGCTTTAGGATTGATTGATGGCGCTATTGAGGGCGTTGGTGATTTTGCCGCAAAAACCGCAGAAAAAATTGAAGGAATGAAAGGCGCTGTAGATAAATTTACTAAATCTGCAAATGATGCCGCTAAAGCAGGTAAAAATGCTAAAGATAAAGGTGGTACAGGCGGTGGCGGTGGCGGCGGTGGCGGCGGCGCTGGCGGCGGCCTTGATGATAAAGCAAAAAAGAAACTTGAAGCCTACAAAAAAGATGTAGAAAAAATTTACAAAGACATGAATGAAGTCATTGCTGAGTCTCAAGAAAAGGCTCAAGAGGCTCTTGAAAACCGCAATGAAAAAATGTTTAAAGCGCATAAAGAGTATGATGAACGCGTTGCTGAACTTAACAAGCGAAACAAAGAAGTTCTTGCTGAAGCCCAAAAGCGTTTTGATGAAGCAACGGCTGATGCACAAAAGCGCAGAGATAAGGCTGAAACAGAAGCATACAAGCGCAACAAAGAAACGCTTGAAAACATTGAGAAAGATTACGCTAATAAAAAGGCAGATCTTCTTAAAGCCAACAATGACAAACTTGATGACATACGCAAAAGCGCGGCTGAAAAAACTGCTAATTTAACTAAAGCCGCGGCTGAAAAACAAGCAAACATTATTCAACAGGGCGTAGATCGGTTGCGCAATGCTTTTGCTTCTAAAACTGGTTTTGATGTAGGTGAAGCATTTAAGGGTGGCGCAGATAGCGCAGAGAAACTTCTTGCTGATCTAAAGGCTAAATTAGCCGCGGCTAAAGAACTTCAGGCTAACGCCGCGGCTCTTGCTGGCATGGGTTACAGCCAGGTGTTTATTGAGCAGGTTGTTAAAAATGGCCCTGAAGCGGGTAACAAGATTGCTGAAGCGCTTAAAGCGGCATCTCCTGAAGCAACTACTGAATTACAAGAACTTTACTATGGACTAGAAGATGTTTCTGAAAACGGATTAAATGCTCTTGCTAAGCAAATGAATACATCTACCAGTTTTGCAACTGAAGAAATGATGAACGCTTACAATCAAGTTGCTATTGATCTCAAAGAGTCTTTGGCTGAAGTCAATACCCAAATGACAGAAGCGTTGGCGGAGTCTAATAAGGCTTATGAAGAAGCAATGGCGCAAGCCCAAAAAGACCGTAATGAAAAAATTGTTGATGCTAATAAGGCTTTAACAGAGGCTTTGGCTGATGCTAAAACTGCTTATGATGAAGCCATAGCAGACGCTACAAAGGCTCTTACAGAGGCTAGGGCAGAGGCTCAAAAGAACCTTGATGAAGGACTTGCAGAAGCCACTAAAACCCTTCAAGAAGCGCTTGCAGAGGCTCAGAAAGATTATGAAAAGGCTATTGATGAAATCAATAAGTCCACAATGAAAAAACTTGCAGATCTTCAAGATAAATTAAAAGAAGTTGCCGCGGCTATGGCGGCAATTAGTAAGGCTTCTGCGGCTAGTGCTTTAGCAAATGCTCCTACCCTTGCCAAAAAGGGTGACATTATTCCAAGTGTGGGTTATGACCCTGCGCGGCAAGGAATGACCGCTGGCGGCTCGCGTTTATCTTCAGTAACAGTTACTAATAACATTACTGCAACATCAGTTGATCCTAACGCTGTTAGTTCAGCGGTTGTTAGCGCTGTTAAATACGGTAACGCTGTAATGCTTGGTAATAGAGACGCGGTAGCAATAGCATGACAACTTTAACGCAGGTTTATTCATTTGCTTTTAACAATCAAGTATTTGGTGGCGCTGGTTCTCCTTATCAAATACTGAGTGTTGATGGCTTAGAGTCTTTGCCTGGTATCCGTAATCAAGATGATAACCGTGGATACCATGATGGCATGTTTACAGGCCGTGACTTTTTAAGCGGCAGAACAATCTCAATTATTTTCAATACTTTTGGCGATAGCAACGGATCTGCTCAAACAAATTACAACACAATTCAAAGCGTTCTTTTGCCTCAAACATCAGGCACAACACCTCTTTATTTTAAATTTCCAAACATTCCAACCAGTGAACAATTTGTTGATGCTCGCGTACGCGCTTTGCGTACAAGCGTAGATCCTAATTACACTTATGGATACATTACATCTCAGGTTGATTTCTTTTGCCCTGATCCAAATTATTATGACAGTAATTTGCAAACCGCTAACATGCTTATTAGCGCGGCTCTAGGGCGTACCTATAACAAAACATTTAATTACACATACGGTGGTGGTTCTTCTAGCGTTACAACTACAATCAATAACATTGGTTGGGCTACTACTTACCCAACAATTACTATTCAAGGGCCTATTACAAACCCTGTTATTGGTAACACAACAACTGGAAATACACTTAATTTTACAGGCACATACACTGCTTTAGATACTTTGGAAATTGATCTTTACAATCAATTAATCACACTTAATGGCAACCCTGCGCGTAATCTTTTAATTTCAGGCACATGGTTTGATGCGCCACCAGGCAACTCAAATTTCTTTTTTACTGGCACAAGCACATTAGCGGGAACTACTCAGGCTACCGTTTCTTGGTATTCTGCGTACATCTAAGGGAGAACAAATGACACTACAAACGCCCCCATCATGGCTACAGGCAGGCTCATACCCTGCTCAGTATGACCGTTTAACAGCGCAAGCATTGTGGGCCACTACTGGCACAATTGGTAGTTCTTCATTGGCTGTTAGCCCTAATTCTCCTGTTGGTATGTCAGTACGCGTTGCTTCAGGCTGGGCCGCAATTGTTGGAACAACTACAACAAACATGGGCGTTTACACAATTTTCAATGACGCAACCGATACGCTAACAATTACAACAGCCGATCCAACAAACCCACGCATTGATCTTGTGTGTGCAACAGTGCGTGATGCTTTTTATTCAGGTGCTAACAATGATGTAATTTTTCAAGTAATTGCGGGAACTCCTGCGGGATCTCCTGTTGCTCCCGCACTTCCTGCTAATTCAATTTCACTTGCAACCGTTGCAGTAGGTGCGGCTGTAACTCAAATTAACTCAGGTGACATTACAGACACACGCGTTGCTGTTACTACAAACATTCCTGAAACTGGTGACATTTCTAGCGTTACAGCGGGAGCGGGATTAACAGGAGGCGGATCAAGCGGGGCTGTAACTTTAGCCGCAAGCGTTGCAACAAATACACAAACAGGAACAACTTACACTTTGGCTTTAGCAGACAACGGCAAACTTGTCACACTTGCAAACGGTTCTTCTATTGCAGTAACAATTCCTCTTAACAGTTCTGTTGCATTGCCTGTTGGTGCTGTTATTATTATGGCGGCTTATGGAGCAGGCGCAGTAACAATTTCAGGAGCAGGAGGCGTAACTGTGGTTTCAAATGGAGCAACAGCCGCAACGCCTGTAATCCGCACAACTTATTCTTCTGTTGCCGCTATTCAAACTTCTGCAAACAATTGGTTAGTGGTAGGAGATCTTATCTAATGTCACTTCTTAGTGTAATTTCAGGATCAGATAGAAGCGTACCTAGCGCTCCTACAATTGGAACTGCAACAGATGTTGGTACTGCTCGCGCCTATAACAATGGTGCGGCATCAGTAACATTTACTGCGCCAACTTATACAGGGCGTTTACCAATTACCTCTTACACAGTTACATCTAGCCCAGGCGGGTTTACCGCTTCAGGTGCATCATCTCCTTTAACTGTTACAGGTTTGCAATCATCTACTTCATACACTTTTACTGTTACTGCCACAAATTCTTTAGGTACAAGCGCGGCTTCATCTGCATCAAATAGCATTACTGCAACAACAGTTCCACAAGCACCTACTATTGGAACAGCAACAGGAGGCAATGCTTCTGCAACCGTTACCTATACAGCAAATGCAACGGGCGGAAAGGCTGTATCTGCTTACACAGCAACTTCATCTCCTGGATCATTAACAGGAACAGGCGCAAGTCCTATTACAGTTTCAGGATTAACTAACGGAACTGCTTACACATTTACAGTTACAGCAACTAACGCTAATGGAACATCAACCGCTTCAGCGGCTTCTAACTCAGTAACTCCTGTTGCTCCACTTCCTGCTCCAACGAGTGTTGATTATCTTGTTGTTGCTGGCGGTGGTGGAGGTAATCAATCTGGTGCTGGAGCGGGTGGTTTTAGAACTGGAAGTTTAGCGGTTTCAACTTCATTCACCGTCACAGTAGGCGCTGGTGGCGCTGGTGGACCAACATCACTTTATCAACCTGCAGTAAACGGAAGCAACTCTGTATTTAGCAGTATTACATCAGCAGGTGGTGGTGGTGGTGCTACAGGTAATCCTGGCAGTAGTGCTAATGGTGTAGCAGGAGGTTCAGGTTCAGGTGCTTGGGGTTCGTCAGGAACGGTTGGCGCGGGTAACACTCCTTCAACATCTCCGTCACAAGGTAATAATGGTGGAGCAGGTGCAACTCCTGGTGCATACGGCGGTGGTGGTGGAGCGAGCGCGGCTGGTACTAGTGGTGTTGCTATTGGACCTCCAGGTTTTGAGACTTATGGTGGCAACGGTGGAGCAGGTTCAAGTTCATCAATTACTGGAACATCAACTGCATACGCTGGAGGAGGCGCGGCGTCAAGTGGTAATGTTACAGCGATACAGCCTGGAGGAGTAGGTGGAGGCGGTAATGGCGGTAATGGTAGCGCTGCCGCAACCGCTGGAGGAACTAATTTAGGTGGCGGATCAGGTGGAGGATCTGTTGGTGGATACAAAGCAGGTGGTTCAGGTGTAGTTATTATTGCCTACCCCAATACTTCAGCGGCATTGACTTCTATTCCTGGGACATTAACTTATGACCAACCAACACGAAGTGGTTATAGAGTTTATCGTTTTACTGCTGGAACAGGAACGGTGACGGTCTAATGGCACATTACGCATTTCTTGATGAAAACAACATTGTTACTGAAGTAATTGTTGGGCGCAATGAAGATGAAATTGTAGATGGTATTTCTAATTGGGAAATCGCTTACGCAGAAGTACGCGGTCAGGTATGTAAAAGAACTTCTTACAACACAAGCGCAGGAGTGCATGCAAAGGGCGGAGTTCCATTCCGTAAAAATTATGCAGGCATTGGCATGATTTTTGATGAAGAAAGAGATGCTTTTTATGCACCTCAACCATTTCCTTCATGGATACTTAATGAAGAAACTTGCATTTGGGAAGCGCCTATTTCCATGCCTGAACATGATCCCGCAATTGAATTTCCTTTATGGAATGAAGCAACTCAATCATGGGAATTATGAGTAAGTTTTTTTAGACCAAATGTTTTTTATGTAATGATTAACAATTGTGCCATTAAAATTTTTATCTTCTAATTTTTGGTATTCCCCATTTTTAAGGTATGAGTATTCTGCTTTCCAATCAGAACGCTTAAATGGAACAACCTGAACCATAGGTGTGCCTTTTTCTAGTATGCCTTCAAAATCATTTGTAAACCAAACAGGAGGCAGTATTTCAAGATTGCTTCTATCGGTATCAATAACGGCTGGTATTGCTTGAACACCAGTTTGACGATAACCAAAAGGTTGTGTAATTAAACATGAATAACCTTTAGGTGTAATTATTCTCCATTTATTAAGAAACTTAAATACTTGTGAATTAAAACCAATAGGTGTTTCTACTTCTGCTCTTGCTTGCATACCATGTTCTTGAAACACTGCTTCTGTTGTTCGCCAGGTAATAATTTTGTTTTCACCTTCATTTTTTATTTGAACATCTGACCACAATGGAATGATGTAACCTGTTGTAAGAGCGTCCAACATAGGAACACATTTTTTAGGGCCTGCATTTGACACGCGCTCTCTAACAATCAATTTATTGCCTTTAGGGTTATCTTCACTTTTGGTGTAAGGAGTCATAGCCTTCCACCATTCAGGGATTGCTTGAGTTGCAGGGTATGGGCGTTCTGCTACTTCCCACCCGTATTCATCTCTTGCTTCAAACTTAATTATTTGTTTCATTTTGCCTCCTAATAAATTACACCAAAGAGTAGTACCATTAGCAAATTA